ACCGTAGGTGCGTACCTTACCAAGATGGACTTTGATGTCCTTCTTGGTCAGGGGTCGGTTAAGCAACTGCTCTATTCCGTAGAAGATTACCGTCATAAAGACGATAGCTTCCATCGGAAAGCACAGTGCTGAACCCATAGACGCGAACTTGGTTAGACGTTGAACGCCATAACCAGGGACGTCAGCCTTCCGCGACCTGCAAGCGTCAACCGCACCCAAAAGGTGAGGATGATTAGCGAGCAGGGCACGTACATGCTGATTCGAAACACGATCGGATGCTTCACTCAAATCGAGTGTAGCAAGGGCTCCCGTAAGGGAGCCTTCCCGAGCCAAGCGCTGATTAGGCGTTTGGTCTGTCGATCCGATAAGAGATGTCAGGGTGTCACTCCCGGCAATCCCTTCCTGTATCGCCTCGAATATACCTTGCTGCATATACTGCATGCAAGTTGGTTCGCGAGCGATAACACGGGGTGTTTTGAGCGTTTTAGGAACAAGAATGACCTGAACAGGCCGTTCTTCTCCGGGTTCGAGGACCTTCACTGGATTGGCACTAATATAGCGCCAATTTGCAACGAGATGTTCGTCCCAAGGGAAAACATCTTCGAGCCGACTGGTCCACTCAGTCTGATAAAACTTTTGGTTTCCCAAAAGCTTGTCAGCGGTGGTACCAGGTCCGTGCTTTGGTACGAGCTCACCGTAATAGACCTTGCGGTCAATTTCGGTAAAGAGATCGGTCCAAAGCAGTCTTCCGATTCGCTGGAAATCCTCGATTAGATCGGGGAACCGCTTATCGGAGACGCGAAGGTCCTGCTCACACTTGATGTAAGAATCAACAGCAGCCTGGTTGCGCTCGTCAGAGCACTCCAGTTTCACCTTGCCAAACGCCATAGTAATTTGGCGAATAGCAAAGATGGCTGTCACATTCGGTTCATCAAGTAAACGACCACTAGTTCGATCGAACACAAGATAAGGAAACCTCCGAGAAATCGGGGGAGACCGCTTGTAAAATGGAATCCATTAAACAAGTCGTGATCCACATAGCCACGGTCGAGACTTTTTTGGAAGTCCGACGCGAAGCTAGGTAGGGTAATCGCTAAAAACGAAAACCCCTCGTGTTCAAATCGGGCCTCGATATGTTTCATATCGAGGTCGGTACTAGTGCCACACCAGCTACCCAATTCAATGAGCAGCTCTTCGCAGAACAACATAAGGCTTTTCAAAACTGCCTCCTAACAGAGGTTAATTTTCCATAGCCATGTGTTGTCTTTGCTGGTAAACTCTCAGTGCCGGTTATTCGTACGGTTATCAGACTGCAGGAATCGTCCTACAATCATGATGACCAGAATACACGGTAGTACCGAGATACCCAGGACAAAACTAATCAGATCCATTTCTGAATTTGCTTAGTTCTCGCCACCCAGAAGCTGGGTGACCTTGTCCGACGTGAGGTACGCCGTCAGAGCGTTCACGAGGTCCTTCTGCTCGGCGATGGAATATCCACCGCCGGGGAAGTCGGACACGATGTAAACGCTTCCACTAAACTGCGTGTTGACCCCTGTGAAGGGGTCAGGCGCAACCTTCGTGGAGTCGATTCGGATGGTTCGACGGTTTCGCTTAGCGCCATAGGCGTGCGAGACACGAAGAGCCAGAGTGCCGTCATTGGTGCGGAACGCACCGTTGTCGACACCACTACTGGTGCGCGGAAGCGCAACAGCAGTGGCCGAACCGACCTTGAGAGACTGGGGATCAGCAAATGCCATGGCATTGTCCTGTCTTGTAATGGTATAGGAAATCTATACCTGATCATCGGACACCGGACGGTGCCAGATTACTTGGTCTTATCTCAAAGACCTTGGACTCTTGGTCAAACCAAGAGCTGCCAATATGGCCCAC